ACCAACCGTGGTATTTACCGCATGATCGGCAAACGCAAACACGTCAAACCGGCATATCGTCCCAATGATCGAGCCAACCTGTCTTGCAAACGGGTAATCCTCAGCCGCGCGCACGAGAGACGGTGCGAGCGTCGCGGCCATCAAACAAAACCCAACACACACCCACAATGTCGCCTTGTGCCTGTAAGCGTTCTTCATAGCTAGACTCCTTGTTTTTCGCCTTGCAGCTTGTTTAACAATGCCAGGGCGCCGTCATAGCGCAGGAGTAGTTCGCGCAACGTGCGAATCTGTCCCTGAAGCCGCGCCCCAGACAATCCCAGTTCATCGTTATTGTCCAACTGAACCCGCGCATCGTCGAGACTCGCGCGAATCCACGGCACGATAACGTCCTCAAAATCAGGCACTCGCCGTAACCGGTTCAGCGCCACTACTACCCGTTCATCAGGGCGTTTCATGCGAGTCTCCCTACTGCGATCCGTACCGCTGTCCATACGCGCCGATACCACGGCAACGCCGTAATAGCCTCAGCAAACAACCGCTCTTGTTTCTGGCCATCACGAGTAAGTTTTCTCATGGCCAACGTCATCTCACGGCGCTGTCTGTGTAGCCGTCCCACCCATCAACTCCGCGCGGCTCTGCTCGAACTGCGCTTGTTCTGCCTGTTGTGCCGCGATCTGATCCTTTTGAATCCGCTCCATGAGCTCCTGTTCGGATGGGACAACCTTATCTGCCGGGATATCCAGTCCCTTCGCCACCTCGGCGAGTAGGTTCCTTCGTTCACGCACCCCAACAATCACCCTGTCCTGTTCGTTCGCCGTCTGCTGCAAAAACTCCTGCCGGCGTGCCTGAACCATGTCCCGCACGAGAATCGCCGTGATTCCACGTGGAACAATCAACACATCGCCCTTAATGTCTGGACCAAACTCCGCCTGCATCATGTTCCAGTCGAATTGCATGCGTACCGCAGGCCGGATCACGTCCTGGTCAATGTTCGCTATCACCTGCCGGATCCCCTTTGACGCCGCGTTCATCAGCATTCCCAACCCCGATGCTGTCCTACCGGCCCCACTCATTTCGTCATTTCCATGGGCGAACCGAGGGATTAGTGTTCTATCGTCGGCTTTTGTCTCAAAATACTCGGCTACCTCGATCAGCGCCGCGACGTTCGCGTCTGGCTGAAAAAACTCGACAGGACGACGACTACCCGTCTGGGGCATCTTGGTACCGTTGTACTGCCAGACACGGCCGGGGAACACTTGCGTCAAACTCTCGCCGGGCGCCATAGCGTCAATATCCACCTGGGTCTGAAACCCTGACGCCAAGGCCAAGTTATCGATCATGTTCCGGATTGCCGCCCCGCACCCGTCTTGACAGTCGGCCATTTTCTCTGGGATTGCCCGGCCGTAAAGCGATCCGAACAGTTTCTGGTAGCTCGTCACGTAGTACGGGCGCCGTCCAAGCGGATCGGGGTTCAAAACCGCATAAACAACCTCGTGCCCAATTAGGATGACGTGCGCTTCGTAGAACATGTTCAAATCAGTAACCGAGACACCCCATTCCTGAAGCAGGGACCCTTTCACGGGCCCAAAAAACCTCACAACCCCTTCGATAATCGCGCCGCTATAACTGATATCTCGGGATTCTTGCAGGGCCCGTTCGGACGCCCCAGGAACGTCCTGCACCGGCGAAGCATCGCCGCCTTGTGGGAACCGTTCGAGCACACGATCAATCGCCTCGGACGACCAACCGGAGACGCCGCGCATACCAGCGAGATCGGCAGGCGGAATCCGCAGCGCCTCGCATATGAAATCGTCCTGTGGTGTGCGGGCAGCGGGCGACGGGTAGAAATCCTGGGGGTTTACGCAGAACCAAGTTGGTAACACTCGAGAAGTGACTACTGGCTGGCCCGGGCCGTTCTCCCATGATAACCGTTTCGTAGTCATGGGGATCGGCCCACACAATATCGCTATCGGGAACGTCGTCAACGACTGCACAAACGCGCTCAAGGCGTCGTAAAATCCGCCCTCAACGAACTGGTCGTCAATCTTCTGCTCCATCCGCCCACACCGAGTCCGGGCCTCTTCTTGTAGTTCCGCCTGCGCTTTGTCCCGCGTCTGTAACGCGAGATCGGCAACCTGCGCGGGATCTATCTGACCGATGGGAATCCCTCGAAACGCCTGTACGACATCTCCGACTACCCCCGCCTTCACATCTTGTGGCAACTCGGCGATGGGCGTAGGCTCAATCTGAAACGGTTTATCGCCGACGGGTAGTATCACGTCGCGAATCCATGCCTCCGCGGCTGTGGTCTTGGTAGCGGTAATGTTGAAATACAACTGGCTACCGTCTCGGGCGATGATCTGGGCCAATTTGGCTGCGTCGTACTCGCCCGATACCCGACGCATACAATCTGCGTATCGCGGCGTGATGTATAGGGATCGGTGTTGTTTCGCCCGCTCAAAACAGGTACGGACATGGGCGGCAAGATTGCCTATGACGGGTGGGGGGGGCTTGTTCTTAGCCTCATAGTCGGCTGTTTCCTGCGCAGCTAACTCGTCGGCAGACGCGAACTGAACCAACCCGCGCCGGGTATCGCCAATGTATGTCTCTACAGCCACCTGATATCCTCTCCGCAACAAAGAGAGGCTCGTGAGCGTGAGTCCCACGAGCCTCTCGAATTTCTTCGTCCGTCGCCGGCCAGCAACGGCTATGTTGCGCAATCGTCAGCTATTACGTAAGCACGTTACAAAGCACGTTACAACTTTTGTTGTAGGATGTCAAGAGAAAACCCCACAGCCAGGAAAAACCTGGCCGTAGCCAGGAAAAACCTGGCTCTACGTCACCTGTAGGCGCCCCACCCGCCCCGCTGGGGTTCCGCCTGCCGCCGTGGCGTCTGCATCGTCACGGGCGTGGAGAGATCGAGTAGGATGTACTGCAGGGCGTCGTGTACGTCTGAGTATGGGTGGTTTTTCAGCGGCTCGTCCCGATACCGTTCCTGGCCGACTACAGCTACGCGGCTGAATTGATATCCGCCCCGGAACCCTTCGCGCAGGATGTGACACGAAGGATCGATCAGCAGCGCTGGTTCGCCGTCGATCATCCGCGTCAGCACGTTTATCACGGCCGCCCGCCGTGGGATGAAATCGTTCGTCGCCGCCGGCGTCGTGGGTATCCCCTGCAGCTCGAGCTCGCGGACACACGTGTGCTCGTCCGCCTGTGATCGGGCGGCACCAGCAGGATCGCATCGGCTGATTATCCGCATCTGGCTGAAATCCTGTGCGAGCGCCGGACGAACGACATCCTGGCAGAACTGACGTAAACCCGACCCCTCCGACGCGAACGTCCGCAGGATGTGTACCCGCCCCTTCGGCGTCACCTGGCTAACCACACACGCGGGTGTCAATCCAAAATCCCAGCCAAGATGTATCGGCAACGCCGTGTAGATCCCCAGCGGGGTTGGCGAGCAGTGTACCGCGTCCCGGTAATACCCGTCATACACCGGGCGCCCCTCGAAGATGTTGCCATACTCCCCCAGGACGTGAACGTTGATCCACTCCTGATCGTGGCCGGCGATCATATCCTGCCAGTACCGGTATCTGAGCGCATGGTTTTTCACGTTCTCGGCCAGCGGATTCGCGGAATAGGTGCCGTCCAATTCGCGTACCAAGGCGGCCGGCTGGCGGTAGAATTTCCACCCGGCAGGCTGTTCTTTTTCGGCGAGCCGGTACCACCAGTGCTCGGTATCGGGCGGGTTTGAATCAGCCAAGAAATGGCGGCTACCCCGCCAATCGTCTGGCATCATAGCCGCCGGCGGATACCGGCCCGTGCGTGCGAACACGCCCTCGACGACGCTCCAGGGGATAGCGCGCGCCTCATTCAGCCAGACGCCCGACAGATCCATCGACAACACCCGCTCGACGTCTTTAGGTTTATCGAGCGGAAAAAACAGAAACTCAGCGTCTACCGTAGTGCCATCATCACATTTGCGTATGAACGTCCCTTGGATGGGAGCGCTGCGCGTAATCCGCACTACACTGGCTGGTAACCAGTCCTCCCATGTTTTGAGCGTTGTAGTGAGGAGTTGGCCATACGTGCTCCTGATGATCGCCCACCGCGAACGGCGAACACCGTCTCTACACGGGGGGAACTGATTGGCTAAAACGAATAGCTCCATCACCATAGCCACGGATTTGCCGCTGCCGAACGGCCCCATGACGAGCCGGTGGTGGTACAGATCGCGATCCTGATGTAGCTGGGCCAGCGTTGGCAGGGCGTCGTACTGGATTGTCCGCTGCTGCGTCGCGGCGGCGAGCAGCGCCTCGAGGGTATCCCGGGGGATGGATGTGGCTTGAGTCACTCCTGCGCCTGCTGTACCGACGTGTTGATGTTGATGATGACTGGCTGCCTGAGACTCTCGTTGTCCCGGGCGAACGCGCCTAGGTGTCGGCCAAGCATATCGAGCCATTTCGACTTATCATAGAACTCGACTTCGATGTATGTCTCGCCGTCTAAACCGTTGGGGCGACACGGTTTTTCCTTGATTGACTTAATGCACTTTCGTAATTCTGTCGGTATCTCGCTGGTGTCCTTGATGACTACTCGCTGGCCCTGGATGCTAATCATGTCGGTCAGGTCGCCTCGGGCCAACTCTATAAGCTCGAGAACGAAATCCTGTAACGTCATTTTGTTGGCGTCAAAGATAGCCTGCCTAACCCTAGCAATAGCTGCTTTTACGGGTTTTCTAGCGGCCACCTGACACGACATTTCGTAGATACGCTGACGACTGACCGTTGGGCGAGGTTGATAGGCGCTCTCGTACGCTCGCACTATTGACCGATATGTACAGAATTCCGAGATAAATCGTGACTCTTTGGCTGTAAGGTTACGTAGTTTCGTTCCATTTTGGAGCGCTTTTTCACCTTCCTTGTGTAATCCTTGCGTGCCCATATCCGGCACCCTACAACATCTGTTGTGAAGAAGTCAAGAGAGATTCTAGATAGCTGATTCCGCGAGCGCTGGTAGGCCCTCAGGAGGTGGAATCCTCCTGGGAGTACCAGGGGGGGCGAGGTGGGCCTCAAATGTCGTCTTGGGCATCCTAGGAGGCGAGGCGTCTAGTCGTGTGTCAACACGTAGCGCGGGCAAGCACAACTTCACGTAATTCCGCACGCTTTTGGCATATCAACAGAGGTAGTACAGTATAAGTCCTTTAACATCAAGGGTGTAACGC